TTTCCACATGCTCTATTGCTAAATCTGTTGCTTTGTCTACGACAAGACTAGAAATAACATTAAATAATAATAACGGTAACATAATATTCTCTTTCTAATAATTAAAAATAAAAAAACCCCTACTAAAGTATATATTAGTAGGGGAAAAGATGTATTTATTTCTTTTTATGTTCAATCACATTTGGTACTGTGATTGGAACGATCCGTGGTTTCTTTTCATCTGGAACCACTTTCTCCAGATTGATGTTCAGAAGACCATTCTGGAACTCGGCTCCGTTGACAATCATGTCATCAGAAAGAGTCCACTTACGAGAGAAAGACCGTCTGGCAATTCCCCGATGAACGTATTCGGTTTCATCCGTTTCTTTATCTTCTTTAGAACGAACAGAAACAATCCCTTCCGCTACTTCAACTTCAATATCACGTTCAGAGAATCCCGCAAGGGCAATCTCAATAACGTAATTGTAGTCATCTACCTTACGAATATTATAAGGTGGATATCCACTTTCTTGTTGAGTTGGGGTGAACTGCCTTAAACGATCAAACATGGTATCAAACCCTACGGTAATACCCATAAAGCGTTCTAGATCGCCTGCTGTTAAATTTGTGTGATGTGCTAATGTATGCATAATGCCTCCTTATAAAAGCGAGGTTATTGAAAATCCCCCATCCTTAGCACAGGACTAGGGGCAGTTTATATGAGGCCATCACTATGATGCACCTCAATCGCGCCAGCCCTCTCCTTTTAAGAGATGCTCACAGCGATGTTTTAGAACTATCCAAATTAGTTCAGTCAGAGAATCTGCTGAATAATTACCAGATTCTTTGACCAATAACTTGTATTTTGTTTTCATAATAACCTTTAAAGAAAAGGGTGAGTATTAATTCACCCCTTTTCTTATATTATACCATAAATATAGAATTTGTCAAGTCTCTATTAGGATTTACCACCCCAAATAGACCATAATACCCAAATTGCTACTAAGCCCACTAATCCTTCTGAACCTAATTGCTTAACTAGGGTCAAGACTGATCCTAGAATATCTAATCCAATGAATGGAACTGCTGCTCCAAAAATGACTTGAAGAACTACACCAAGAGCAATTAAAGCGAGACCCGCTTCAGTTAAACCCTTAATCCAACCCGTTATTTTTTCTACCATTTGTACTCCTTTTAGCTATGTACCTGTTGAACCAAAACCGCCGTCCCTCTCGGTCTTTTTAGGCGGCTGATTCTTAATTTCGCTAATCGAATAATTTTCGACACGCACTAATTCACCTTGACATACTCTATCGTTTTCATAAATTTTTTGTGTCATCTGCGTTATATTTATAACCATAGCAAACACTGGCTCAACGTAATCAGAATCTATGACTCCTTCTGCATTGGCCAAACACAATCCATTTTTAAAAACTGATCCAGATCGAGCATGAAGCCGAACCGAAAATCCCTCTGGAATATCAAAAATGAGTCCAGTAGGAATTAAAATCCTATCCATAGAATTGAATTTAATGAATCGTCCAGTTTCATCTACCTGCACTAATCTGGATATTTCTTTACGTGTTGTATCAGCATATCCAAACACAGATTTTTCTGTACCAAAACAAGTATATAGATCAAAACAAGCAGATTGTTTTGTCGCCATCCTTGGAATGGTTGCATTCTCGTATATTTTATATATATTTAGTTTTTTTGCCGTAGCCTTTGGTTCAGGAACGGCTTTCGTCGCTTTGCTCATTAGTTTTTTTGTTTCCAATATTATATTTCGCCGATAGTTCCCATTCATCTTTTTCTTTAAATGCAAGAATCTTTAGTTGATTCAATGGTACTACATCTTCGGCAGTTCTATCGGGGGCAATCAATTTAATTAATCCCCATTCTGCCAATAAATTAGCAATTGTATTTCGTCTTGCTACATCACTTTCGGAAAAATTCGTAGGCTTTCCGTCAAGAGCAAATAGTTCTTTGAAATGAACTATAAAATATCTCCCTTGTTTATGTAAGATGTGACAGGATTGATATAGAGTTTTTTCTTTGCGGGAGGCAACTCCAATCCTTGTTAATGTCTCTCTTACCTTCAAAAAATCATCAGGTTCCGCTAGGGAACATTCTATCATACTATCTATATTAACAGTCATTTTTCCACTCCACCTTTATCAAGTTTCTTAGCAATGGCCAATAACTGTTCCTGAGTTAGTATGTCAATGGCATTTTTCGCTTTTTCGTTACTATACCCAAAATATTCTTTTACGATATCCAAATATTCAAACTTCTCAGGCTTCAGCCATCGACTAAACCTCTTCTTGGGTCTAATACTATTTAGAAGATACGAGAATTGGAGTTTGTTATCAAGATGATACCTTTTGTTCATTTCATTCGCCTGAAAGATGGTATCAACGAAATAGCTTAGACTCTTGTTTATTACAAAAGGCGGATAATTCTTTTCATATTCCTCCGCATCCAAACCACCCAAGAAGGAATCCATAAGTTCCGTCTTGGAGTGGTTGATTGCATTGAGATAATCACTCAGTTTTGGTTTCATTATGCTTCAGCTATATCCTTTGCAAAGAGATAAAGTTTATCCATTGGATACTTATCTTCTAATTCCTTTACTTGAGGAATTAATCCATGAACTTTAATTTTTGGTGAAAGTCGTTTTTTTTCACCAAATCTTAAACTACTTAAATCGTTTTCAAATTTAATAAGGTTCTTTTTAAAATCTAAATTTTTCTTCCAATGGCCTGCGGGATTTTCTGCATCAAGAACTCCAATATAACCCACCATTCTAAATTCTCCTATCGATTGGTTATCTTTAACTTTATGTACCATTGTAGTATGAAGTTTTCCGATAAAAGAAGTAGAAAACGGAACATACATAATTTCGGCATTATTCTTATATCCATAATCATCCAACCAAGTTTGAACTCCATTTCCCTGTGGAAAAGAAATAACTTGTCTAACGCCAATAAGTTTTTCTAATGCATTATGAATAAGATCATTAGTTTGATTGGCTGTTAATTTAGAACTCATAATAGAAAGGGAATCTCGAATTTTATCCGTCATCCGTGTAACACCCATTGAACCTTCTTCAAACGGGATAGCATTTATATCAACCAATGTCATAATTGCTTTCTGAAGATCATGATAAGAAGCAGTTCCAAACTCCTTTTTATAATTATTCAGATAAACTGCAAAAATAACTAGTGCGGCCGTATCTGCTTCCTCAAAAATATCTACAATGAAGTTTGTCATCCCCATACCAATAAGATAGTTCATTCTTGTTCTACCATCAATCGGAAAATATTTGTCACCTCTCTTCATAACCATAATTGGTAATTCAGTAAGGGAATACCCATTTTCTTTTAGGTCTTCACTAATATTTTTACCTTTTGGATTTACACCAGCCCTTACTAGTTGATTAAAATACTCGTTATCAAGGTCAATGTCTTTAAGGTCAACTAATTGAGTATGTGAATAGGTTAGAGGGGAAAGTGAACCATAAATACGAGGATATGCATCTAGGGAACGGAGTAAGATTAGTGTTTCCCGTGCTTATCTTTTGCAACATCAACAACTAATCTCTTTTCTTCAGGACTAAGTTGTTTAACAGTTTTTTGTTTAAAGGGAACTATTGTTGCGGTGGGTATGGCCTTTCGCACATGGCCATCAAGCGGTTTCAGTTGTGCTGACATATTTTTCTTTCTATTACTCCTTCATGTCTTTGCATAAGGAATAAATTAATTATTAAAATTTGTATGATAAACACTACGTTAGCAATACCATACATTATTATATTATAACACATATTTCTCATTTGTCAACCCCGACAAAAAGCAATATGGTTACCCGACAAGGGCGAATGTGCTTCTATGACTTCACCGAAAACAGAATTTAATCGTTCTAAGTACTTGCCACTAGAAGTTCTACTTACCCAAGTATTAAAGGCGGCATAGCCACCATAAATTATAAAACTTAGCAGTTTGGAATTTCTTTGGAATGCTTGAAACTCCGAAAACATCCATAAATATCAAATCATATTTTTGATCTTCATCATCTGGTGATTCCATACCGTCTTCCAAAAAATCACGAGCATCACTAATAATAACATTTAACCTTGGATCATCTGGCATAGAAAAATACTTATGAGCTATATCTTTTAACTCTGGTATTATTTCTACAACATCAATATGAGCCGTTGGTAGAGTCCTATACAAATAGGTAGCCAAACATCCACCGCCCAATCCAAGAACCAGAATCTTTTTTGGATCTTTAACTTTATCTACTACCTTTACTATGTCCCTTAAATATTGCATCTGCAATTCAAATGGTTTTGATTTCCAAATAGCAGATTGGCGAGTCTTTTTTCTATCCATACACAGATGCCGAACATATTTCTTATCTTTCACCTGTATTAATATGCCGTTAGATTCGGTTTCGTGTATTATTCTACTTTCGCTCGCACCCTTCCAAATTTTAAGTATTTCCCACTCTTCTTCCATATATTTTTACTCCAAAATAAGAATCATTCATAATCATTTTATGTACACCCAAACTAGCTTTTCTCGTTCCCATAGCGCCTCCAGCATAAGAATCTATCACTCCACGTTCAAATAAATCCTTCATAGTCAAATAGTGCATATAAGCACCAATTCTTTTTCTCACTTCATCTGGAACATTAACTTCTTCTTCAAACAATAAATGATCAATTCCTTTGTTTACTAACTGAAAAGCAATATTCTCATTAATCACCAAATAAACAATCAATCCAACTGGAACATTTCCATATTTGAATATATAATAGTCTATACCATCATGCCACCAAAATTTACAATCACTAATAGCCTTAGAAAATGTACTTGATAACCATTTTGATTGTTCTATTTCTTTTTTCCATTTTATAAATGCTTTATTGATTTTAAAAATATCTGGATCTGGTGCATTCAATTTTTCAAATGTTAATTTTTCTTCTTTTAGAAGTCTTTTGACTCCCTTTTTGTGCATCCATTTGTTAGCACCAATTTTTCCAAAATTTGTCGGGATATGACTATAATAGTTATATGTCTTAAATTCCGTGTCGAGAACATACCCCTTTTGTTCTATATACTCACATTCTGGCTCTATCACCAAAATCTTTTTTACTAAATCATTTTGTGTTAAAGTATCAAATACTAGATTTTCATTATCCTTATTGCCACTCATGCTGATTGGCAATCCTTCTAATCTTTTATAGATATTTTCAAACATTTGAACGTGCTTTAATACTACAAGAACCGTATCATCTTCTACCTTTACTAATAAAATCTTTCTTTGCCATTCATTCTTAATTAGATGGAATTCATGAAAATACTCTGCTGGCAGTACTCCAGTGTGTCCATATCTCTCTCTACGTTCATTATTGAAATAGTCTATGTATTCCTTTGAATTAAACCCACTTAACCTTGTAGCATGAGTCAAAAACAAATCCGTATCAGATATTTTTGATAGTTCATTAATTGCAATCATCCAAAAAATTTATCTAATGAGACAGTTTCAAATAAATCAAACTTCTTTTCGCCCTTACGAAAAGTCCAAACATTTTCAATATAACATTTACTAGAAAATTCCTCATCGGTCTTCTGAGAAACATTTGCTCTCCTCGTAAATTTCATGCCGATTTGGCCAATAAAACAGCCAGGATACTTTTCTTCCATATAATCTATCATTTCATCAGAAGCATAATATCGTTTTCCCTTGACAGTTGGATCTAAAATATTACATAAAAAATGTCCACCATTACCCAGCGCCTTATAGCTTGCTTCTGATACTGGAATAAAAAATTTATCCCTCCAGAGCTCATAATTACCATATTTTTTCCATGATTGTTGATCCTCGCTTTCAGTTCCCTCAGCATATCGTTCAGTAGCAAAATATGGTGGGGAAGTAAAGGAACAATCAAAATCAGTACCAAGTGAGTGCCAAGGCAGATCTTCAGCTGGCAAATTAAATATTACTACTTTCTTTTTACCTACGCAAGTGAATCTTTTAATGTCATCATCTTTATCATAAACCGTAATTTCAGGATTTGTACAACCTAAAAGTTTTTCATAATTTTCACACAATATAATGTATCGTTCCCAAGCTGCTGTATTGGGATCTGTTCCAACATATTCTTCAGCATGAGGCGTACAATAGAAACCAGTTAATCTATCGCCCCAGCCACTTGAAGTATCCAGTATCTTTTTGGCCTTTGTAATATGATAAATTGTTTTTGCAACTGGCGGCTTAAATTGAGTTGCCATATATGATCCCAATCTAAACATACTAATCCAAGACTTATCATTTATATTTCCACCACCATCTTGCCAAGCAGGAGTACGATAGAAAAACTTCAGTAATCTTGTTAGTTTTTCCTTATCTTTCCATAGTACCATCGGCGAAGGAGCAGCATGATAACCACACTGCATTCTCAAATCATTCATGTAATAATCACTTATTACATTGTATACTGGATGACAATCTAATACACCCAATCCATATTGGCTATATGGTCTACGATAATCATCATATTTTTCCAATACGTTATCTTGTTCTACATTAGAAATCCACTGACCATGAGCTGCTTTACATAACTGGTGAAACTTTTTAGTGGCTAATTCTGATGTTTGGATTGTTTTCTTTTTTGGAAATTCTATATCATTGTCTATAATATAATCAGCAATTACACCTAGCCATTCATCCTTATTTTCTCCATCTTTGCCACAATCGTACCTGTCCATAATAGGCTCCCATTGTTCTCTAGTGAACGTAGGGAGTTTATTATAAGGATCAACATGCGCTAAAACATCTTCTTTCATTCCCATTCAGACTCCTTATTTAAATTCGCATTCTAACATAATTTGAGTTAAACACGCAACCAAATTAACTTCTTGATCCGCAACAAAAGCGGCTTTATATTGATATTCCGCTAAAATCAAAACTGCCGGCGGAATTCCTGGCGGCTTCAAATGATCGTACAACGTGTCATAAATTTTACGAAATATTCTAACAGGATCATTATCCAAATTTTCGACTACCCATTTACGAACTTCTGTAAATTTCTTATCTCTCAACTCTGTCATTAATTGTTTGATATTAATATCACCAAGTTGAGACAATATTCCAGTATCAATTACACCACTAGTAGAATACCTTTGTAGCTCATTAATTACTCTCCTAAAATCTGGAAAGTATTTCATTACCAATTCTACTAATACTTTTACATCAAATGTTATTTCCTCAGTATTAAGAATATACTCACATCGTTTAAGTATTTCCTCAGCTACTTTTGGTTTTTCTTTCTTTGGAATTACGAATTCAAAGACAGCACAACGAGAATGAATTGGTTCGATAATACGATTCCGATAATTACAAGTAAAAACAAAAGACACATTATTTCCAAATTTTTCAATAAACCCCCTTAATGCTGGCTGAACCGAATCTGGATTCATGTAATCAGCTTCATCTATAATAACCACTTTCCGGCCACCAGAAATAGAAACAGAACTACAATATTGTGCAAGAGTTGTTCTTACCGTGTCTATATTTCGTCCCTCATCAGAGCCATTAATCATCATAAAATCAATATCTAATTGATTGCACAATGCTTTAATGATCGTAGTTTTTCCTACGCCTGGGCCTCCAGAAAGAATCATATTGGGGATTCTTCCTTTATTCACAAATTCTTGAAAGGTGTTTTTTAGAGATTTGGGCAGAACACAATCATCCACAGTTTTAGGTCTGTAATTTTCAACCCACAAATATTCTGCCATTTATTAACTCTGATATTTTGAATTAGATTCTGTAGCAATCCAATATTGTAATTTCTTACCCGATTGAGTCCAATGTGAAATTCCTTTAGAAGATATTTCAACATCATATGAACCACTAATTACTTTCATATTTTCAATTTTAAATATCATCTTAAAGGTCTTATCAGTTTCGCCAACTTGAATATCGAATTCATTTGTACTAGTATTACTTGTATCTGTAGCTACTATAGTTGTTTGAGTCCCATCACCAACAACGGCCAACTCAGGCAGTTGTAAAACATGAGCTGCTCTAAGCACAGAATCCAGTTCTTCTTTTTTCAGAGAAAATTTAATCTCAGGATCAGGAAAATCCAATTTTTTTTCTGGTGGTGATACAATCATAGAAGAATCTGCAAAAATATAATTGAGAGTTGATCTATCGGTTTTAATACTCAATTTAGTATCGCCAATTGTCAACTCTGGTTTGTCGAATAATGAAAGTGCACCAAGTAACTGATTCAAATCATAAATCGCAAAATCGGAAAGAAATTCTTCCTCTATCTCAGCAGATGCTAAGATATTCCTCTGCGAAGAAATAGTACTAAGTACCTTTCCCTGCTTAAA